GTCGCCCTTCTCTCCCTTCGGGCCGGTTTCGCCGGTGTCGCCCTTCTCTCCCTTCGGGCCGGTTTCGCCGGTGTCGCCTTTTTCTCCCTTCGGACCGGTTTCGCCAGTGTCGCCTTTCTCTCCCTTCGGACCGGTTTCGCCAGTGTCGCCTTTCTCTCCTTTCTCACCCTTTTCGCCTTTCTCTCCCTTACAGTCGCCCGCTGCAATGCCCTTCAGAATCTCATTCTGGCGTTTGATTTGATCTGCAAGCGCCTGACCTGTTTCATCGCTCATCGGATGATTGATGAGTTCCCATGTGTCATCCATTTTCTTTCCCCCTTTATATGGAAAAATATATTGTCACAGCAGCACCGCAGGAGATTATCGTGCTATAGTGTTGCCATGCCACAATGTACATAGCTGCTTGCTTTCGCTTCTCAGATTATAGCAGTCCAACATCTGCAAAGCTGATTTTTGTTAGAAAATCACGAAATCTGTGATTTCAGCTGCTTCTCCGGATAAAAAACGAGAATCGCCCATCAGCATCCGGCCCAAATGCAAAGTTGGTGGATGACGCAGAACCCGCCGCTTGATTTGCAATATCAAGCGTCCTATTCATGTAGTTCAACGTGTTTCCCTCAGCAGCTCGTGCCTCTGTCGCGCTGTCTCTCGACGCACGTTCATTTGCCGACGCCGATGAAGCACATTCGGCGGAAATTTTCTCAGACTTATTGGCCGCGATCCTACTGGCTTCAGCAGAGGAAGCGCTATTTGCTGCCGCCTGTTCTGAAGCACTGGTGTTTGCCACAAGCTGCTTGATTTCGTCAACGCTTTTCAGCAAAGCGTCTGCCACATCCTCGCGCAAAGCATACATGAGCCGCCACTGGTCCGCTCCATCCAGAACATACACAGCTGCCATCTCAATGCAGTATGCAATGCTCGTCGGACGGGCAAGCCTCTTCACCTTGTACGATGCACCCGTCGATTGGCTTGTAGGCAGGTCCGCGATGTCAGACATCTTATCCACATAAAATTGATACCAAGCATCAGTTTCTGTTTCCAGCTTGGTATCGGCAATGAGGATTGCCATTGCACTCCCTCCTTTCAGCTAATCCCGATTTCATCAGCAAACTTCATAAGCGCCGCCGTCTCAATGTGCATCAATTCCGCCCATTTCTCGGCGGGCAGAATCTTCAGCCCATCTTCGGCCGGAAGTCTCACCTCGATAGGGAGACAGTCTCCGATTTCCAGATAACGGCGATTGTGATAGTAGCAGCTTGCCAGAACGCGCGCTTTGTGCGCCCAACAAATGGCTGTGGAGCGTTCATCGGCCGTACCGAATAATTCATAGTTAAGGCCGCTACACCAGCCACAGCCAGCCGATACAGGGCATTCTAAGCACTCCTGCGGAGATTGGGATGTACGCGTGATGGCGTCCAGCTCTGCTTTTGCCTGACGCTGAGCTTCCGTGGTATACAGACCATCATAGACACTGCCGAAGCGGACTTTCTGCGATTTTTCCTCGCCAATGGAAATCGGGGCATATCGAATGCAGGGATAAGCCGACCCGTCCGGCGCAAAGCTCAACATCGCACCGGTGCCGCCGCAGAAATTAGTGTCATCCTTGGCCTGTCCGCCCAAAAGGTCGTCCAGCATCGTAATCGTGACATCCATTCGTCGGGAAATAATGTAGTCAGAGACTGTCTGCATCTGCTCATACAGTGCACGGCCATCTTCGGGAGTGTAGACAGGTTCGTAAGCGTAGTTGCAAGCGATTTCCACGCATCCCTCATCCAGCATCATTTTGATGCTGTCGGCAATGTACTGAAAAGATCCCGGAACAAAGGTCATCTTGGACGTAAGCCACCCAAAATCCTTTTTTCCTGCCTGAAATGCTTTCCATGCCAGCGAAAAGCTGCCAACCCCATGCTCATCCACTCTGTACTTGTCATGCAGCTCTTGAATGCCGTCAATGCTGACAGTCACAGACATCATCTCATGATATTTTGCGAACAGGTGCTGCGCCGCCGGAGAAAACCACAACTTGCCATTCGTCGCAAAGCTGATTCTCGTGAACGGCGCAAGCGGAATCTCTCGGCGGTAGCACTCTGAAAACCAGTAGTCGCAGATGTGCTCAATCAGTTCGGCTTCAAGCAACGGCTCTCCGCCAATAAAATCCAGCACAACTGCCCGCGTATTCTGATTTACGAAATCAGACTCATTTTTCTCGTACAGGTCAAGGATGTAATCTACGACCTTTCGCCCGGTCTCGATGCTCATTCGCTCAACGCTCTTGTGGTGCTCATAGCAGTATGAACACCTGAGATTGCACCCGCTTGTCACTTGGAACGTAATGTTCCGGCAACAGACGCGGTTCTCGGCCGCAGTATCGCGCGCGTACAGTCTTTGGACCATGTTTCCATAATCCTCAATTCGCCGTTGCTTCAAGGAGAACGACCTCCTCTCGAACAAAATCAAACCTGTACTGCACACCCGCCGACGTCTGATGGTCAAGATACCGGGAGAGCACCATTTCCTGCACCATCTTCAGCTTCATTTGAGCCGCACGGCACAGTTCTGCATAATGGCGGATCACCTTTGCGGTTTCCGGATTTGCATCCGCGTTAAGCTGACGGCACAGAACCGCCATCAGCGCTTCAAAAGAGCTTGCTTCATAGTAAGCTCGCTCCACTGCTTCGCTTTCCTCCGTGGTCAATTTAATGGCTTTCATATTCTTCTCCTTAGCAGGCATCCATCTTCGGGAGGCGGTCTGCGATCTGACGGTAACGGTCACGAATCTTGTTCATGGTTTTCATGGCGTCAATCAGTTCCCGGAGATTGCCGTTGAAGTCCAGTCGCAGATACTCAGTAAGCACCTGCAAAAGATACCACATCGAAAAAATGTCAGCATCCTCAGTGCAGTTATAGCTTGCCGCGCCTTGAATCGTTTCTGCACATTTCAGATTTTTTGTCACCGGGTTGCCAGAAAAATTGAATGTGCGCGCCGCCAGCCCGATGGATAGAAGATTCTTCCGTTCATCGGGCGCTTCAACCCCGCACGCCTCCAGCGCAGACAGAACCACCGTAGAGCAGTAAACCACCCAATCATCAAAGTCCGTTGCGTCCAGCGCACAGAGGGTACCCGTGTAACCAAGACACCACAACAACTTGTCCTCATTATTCGGCGTTGCCGCAAGCAGAACGCTCCAATCGTCTGCTTCAATGTTCTCTTTTGCGAGCAGCTTCAGAAGCGGAAGATTCCTGAGATAGGATTCTTCCGTTCCTGCATCTGCATTCTGTGCAAAATGAAGCGTTGTCTCCATTTTGATTTCTCCTTTCATCACGATTTGCTCCACAGAAAGCCAGAGCAACCACTACAACCACCGCTGCAGGATCCGGAGCAGTCATCTGCGCACGTTGAACTGCATCCCGTGCAAAAGACGTCACAGCCGCTTCTGCATTGAGAGCCACAGCCTCCAGAACAGCCGCCGGAGCAATGGTTAGAGCAGTCACTTCCGCAGTTGAATGCACAACCAAGGTTCACACAGCTGCCGGAGCAGTCATTCGCACACGTCGAACTGCATTGCTGGATACATTTACTTGAGCAATTATCAGAACAGCTGCTTCCACAGCCGCCCTCACAAGTCGAAGAGCACCCATCACACGAACCAGAGCAGCCGCCCGAACATCCGCCGGAGCAGGAACCAGAACAGTTATTTGCGCAATTCTTCGTGCAAGTTGTGTTACAGCCTCCGGTGCAACTTCCAGTGCAGCTTCCAGTGCAGCTTCCCGTACAAGAACCAGTACAACTGCCGGCACAATCATTCGCACACGCTCTAGTGCAAGAGCCAGTACACGACCCCGTGCAGGGCCCCGTGCAGGACCCCGTGCAAGTGCTGGAGCAGTCGCTCGCACACGCTCTAGTGCAAGAGCCAGTACAAGTTCCCGTACACGTTCCCTGGCAGCTTCCCTTGCATCCGCCAGCGCAATCATTGGCGCACGATGCCACACAAGATCCAGTGCAGTTCCCCGTGCAGGAGCCGGTGCAACTCGTGCAAGCCGTATTGCATCCCGTGGAACACAGGCCAGAGCAGCGGCCAGAGCACCCGCTTGATGCAGCAGTTTCCGGGATCGAGCTCAGCTCGCTTAGCACTGCTGCCGCTTGGCTCAGCCTGCTCGCTGTGATTTGCGCCCCATTTTCGGGTGTGGTCGATGTTCCTTTGATCGCATCCAGCGGCTTTGTAATTTTTTGGATATGTTCGTTTTTGATGTACGCTCCAGCCGTCGGTTGCGTCGAGAAGTCGTATGCAGAACCGTTATAACTCGCCATACTGCCAACGCTCTGCCCTCGTGCTGTTCCCTCTGTTTTTCCGCGTCTCCCTACCTCGGCCTTGAGCAAGGCTTTGATTTCCGCATAGTCCGAGGGGTAGACTTTTTGCCCCCAGTTAGCCATTAAGCACCTCTCACTCTAACTTTGAGCCGCCGTTGTTCGGTCAGATCGTCACCCTCAACCGCATAACCAACCACTTTGCACGGGTCAATATATTCGCACGGTTTCGCCGCACGACCAACACCCGGAATATGGGAAAGTACAATGCAGTCTCCCGTGCTCACCGGGCCAACGACCTTTGTGTGGACACGTCCGGCAAGCGAAACCGGGATAAAAAGGGGGAGATTCTTTTCCAAGAAATCCTCCCCATCATTGACCTGCTCTCCTCCAATCAGCATCCCATATTCGTCCGAATGGATTCCGGCAATGCGGCTCGAAAGATTTGTGGCTTTGACATATTTTTCTTGCTGGCTGTTAGTATCCAGTGCAATAATGTCGCCCGGGTCTGTCTGTTCACCACGCGGCATGAGCTCGGCATAATCGTTGTAGACCGCTTCAAACACACGTTTTGCATGAATGTCCTCGCTCGCAGTCAACGACTTAAAATGCGCATCTCCCGCAGACCCGACATAGTGCGCTGTGCCATTTGCAAAATAGACCGTTCCTGTAAAGGTTCCGCCTGTGTTCCGCATGGCGCCAAGAGCACGACACGCATCAGCAGCGGTGCCCGCACCAGTGCCGCCGCGTTCAATCGGCAAATTCCCGCTTGTAATGTCGCTCGCCGCATGGCTGTGCTTAGCCGCAGCAAATTCGTTTGCGTGCTTTCCGTCCAGCATATCTGCATCGCATCCAGACATACGTCCATACCGAGAAAGCAGGGTTACAATCTGTTGGGCCGTAAAGTTCTCTTTCGGCAATGCCGCATTTGCTGTATTCTTGACTGCCGAAACATCCGAAATGTTCTGGTTCAGCAGTACGGACAGAATATAGAACACCATGTTGAACTGCTGGCTCGTCGGCTTCCCGTCCAAGCCACCAACGATTGCCGCCCATCCATTACGCCAATCGTCAATCGAAATCTCCTGCCGAACGCCACCAATCGAGAACGCCGTCTTGGAATAGTCGATCAGCTCTGCCCCCGAACGTGCATCTGCCATAGAATCACCCCCTGTTAATTGATGGACTGTGCAAACATTCCCTCGCCAAATCCTGCAACTCGCGGATTGAGATCCACAAAGCCAAACGTCTCTGCATCCTCCGTTGAGCAGTTGATTCTGACTCTTACGCCCGCCGGATGAACCACCAAGTCGTGCGTTCCCAAAATGGACAGAACCAAATCCGAGAACGGCGCGGAAATCGAAAGGTAAATGGTCGCAGGCGCATCGCGACGCTCACTGTATACAACTTCTGTCGCTCCAAAGATAATTTTGGTTGCTTCGATAATCTCGTTCGGTGTACAGCGGCACGAATTGACGTAAGCCTTGTACTTCAAGCAGACGCGATAAATATCATCGTTGTCTGCCAGTTCACGGCTTCCAATCATCGCCCCCGCCTGCTGACGAGTAAGGCATACCAGCTGGCCAATTCGGTTGAGCAAAACGCCGTTGCACTTGTCGATGTTGTTAATCCACTCAAACCCGCCCAGTGCAAGCATTAAATGTTCGTACTCAGGCGCAAAGGCCCAGACGATTCCATCCAGCACAGACATTTTCTCTACTCTAAGCGGCTTTTCGCTCAGTGCTTCAAATGCCACCGTTTCACCCCCTGTTCGCCGTTCTTTGCAGAATCCATTTTCCCTCAGAATTCTTTCGGTAAATGGTCAACGGGCTAATCACTCTTGCGGTACTGCCCATCACGCAGTTATCAGGAAGATTTTTCAAGTCCTCCAGCGTGTCGCACACATAATTTCCCAAACAGCTTTCTTCATACGCTTCCAGTTGAAATTGTGTTGGGAGCTTAGCGTACATTTCTTTATACGCCGAAATCATGCTTTCACCACCCGAATTCCGTTCATAGTGACAACCGGTTGCTGGTTGATGCTGACCGGGACGACGCCCGTAAGCATAGCGCTGTCCTCCACGCCCTCAATATCCGGCCTTTCGGAAAGAAGCCCCCGAATCTCGATATAATCAACGCCGGACACGTTCTCCATAATAGGCCGGATGAACTTCTGCAGCCTAACCGATGTTCCCGCCGAAAGAATTTCTTCCATCAGCAGGGATTTGATTCTCGCTTCAAAATCGTCATCCAGACCACCAGCGCTCGTGACTTTGACCGACAGCAGCAAATAGACATCGTTGACGCGGGTAAACTCAACATACTGGCGCGTTCCGTTTATGTCGGTGGCATAAGCGTAATGGCTTCCATACGCCCTAATTCCACCTGATTTGTTTTCCCAGATGATGCCCGCAACATCTTCATCCGAACCGCCCTGCACAACAATTTCGATGCAATGCGGCGGACGACCAGCCGTATCCTTTTCATCATCGTCATTTTGATAACCCGCGGCGAACGTCACGCCCTCTACGTCGCTATAAAGCAGCGATACAATGGCATTGACTGTTCCTGTACCGCGGCTTGCCACGCGATTGGTATAGCTGGTGCGGGCTTCCGAATCTCTCTGCGTCAATCTGCCCTTTATGGGCGGGATCTCGTTTATGCAAGAATCCCAGCCATCAACAGAAGTCACAATTTGGTCGATGGTCTTATCTGCCTGCACGTAGTTTCCGTATTCGACGCTCTCAAAAAGAATGTTGCTGGTCACGTCAACAACCGTAATGTACCTGCAAAGAGATGCAGAAAAGCTGTCGGCTGCACCAGAAGCCGACAGCACAATCGTATGGTTCCCTCGTTCATCCGTGGAATCTTCGACCTTGATTCCAAACTTCGTGAGCGCATCAAATTTCTGAAGCTCTACCAGGATTTTCGTGTAAGCATCGCTGTACGAACTCACCGAAAGCTGTTTTGTGATGCTGGCCGACTCGGAATAGCTGCCAACTTCACCCGAAGTCGCATTTCTGGATACGCCAAACTCAAACGTAATTGTTCCGCTCACGCTCTCGATTGGCCGAATGCCGATTCTTCTCCAGTTCGCACTGGAAATCGTGGACACTCCTTTTGCCTGAAATTGGCGCTGTGGATATGTGCTCGACTGCACCAAAGCGCCTGCCGGAATCACCGTGCCCTCACGCCCCGTACAGGACAGCGTATATTTTGTGCGCGCCTGCCCGATACGGTTGACGCCGCCAATTTGCATCGCGTTGTCCAACGCGATTCCCTCAGCAGTGTTCGGGAAGAGCTGCTGATAGCTAGCCGCAAATGCCTCCCACAATTCCGCCGGGGCATCGGCAAAAATCGTAAAAAGCACGTTCATAAGGCTCTGCGGATTTTCAGACGGGTTCACGCCGATTTCATCCTCAAATCTTTTGCAGGAGTCATTATAGATTTCATCCAGTCGCCGCATTGAAAAGCCGTCAGCTGTTATTCCATACTCCATGAGAAAGCTCCACCTCACTTTCCACCTCCCCCTCCGTTGTTTTTGCGGTAAACTTTGCAGAGAGAGTTCGTTTTTTCTTGTCCATTGCAAGGTTTATTGAACCGACACTTGTAACGCTAGGCACACTCAAAATCTGGTCGCGCAGCGTTTTTTCGATAAGCGCTCGGTTTGGCGTCTTCACTAAAATCGATTCAAAATAAGGCACGCCCATTTCAGGATTAAAGACCCACTCGCCCTTGATCCACCTCAATTTGATTTGGATGCCCTGTCGAACCGAGTCGATGATTGTAAAATCTCCACTCTCGTTTATCAGTAGGTCTCCGCTTTTGGAGAGCGCAAGGTCTCTTAAAGCCATTACACAGGTCCTCCAGTCGGTCCATGCACGCCGACGTGCGTGTGCGTATTCATCACAATTCCGCCGAGCGTCAATGTGCCGGAAATTGTCACGTTTCCCGTCACCGAGATATCGCCATTCACCTTGGTGTTTCCCTTGATGTTCAAACTCGGAGACGTCACATCAACGCTCGAAGATGATGCCGTAACAGTCGTGCCACCTTTTTCCACCTTTATGGAATCAGATGCCACTGTAATTTTGGTATCATCCTTTTTGATTTCGATTTTGTCTTTCGTGACCGTGATAGTAGAGCTGGGCGCAAACATGATGGCCGCTTCTTCACTCCCGGCCTTTTTGACCTGCTCACCCGGCGACTGGTAAAGGCCCGGAAGTAAAGCTGCATTTGAGAGATCCCATTTGAGGTCTGTTCCTGAGCCGCCCTCGTTGAAGAGAGCAAGGCACCCGTCATCCGACTTCACCGGAAAGGCAAAACCAACCGTCCCACCTGCTCCACAGGGCATCAGAATGATGGTGCCTGATATTTCCGGGTAAGGAACTTCTCGGCCATCATCTGTCGTCACCTTGAGGTTCGGGGTAAGCTTTGCAGTATGGTTATTCTCTACCTTTCCGACCTTGGAGGGTGCAGATGTATGAATCGAATCTTCCATCAGCCGCCCAACAAGGGAAGATACTGCATCAAGGAAGTCCTGTTTCACGTCACTTCACCTCCACAAACAGCGCTACACATTTCCAGTCATCGCCCTCTGTGTCGCCGGTAAATTTAATTTTGGACGCTCGATAATTGCCTTTGTACGATTTTGAGTCAATTTTTACATAATCGTCCACTTGGATATGGCCATTAAGCACATAAGTGACTTCGATGCCTTTTTTCGCCTTGCGCTTGGAAGCATTGCTGCTCTTTTTATCGCTCGTAGATGCAGACTCAAAGACAGGCTTCGGGGAACCGATAAGGCCCGTGCTTGCGGACAGCACATAAGCGGCCATTGTTATTGGTTCGTCCAATGCGCAGATTTGGACAATTCCGTTTTGCAAGCTCCAGCGCATTTTGCTGCGGTTGCAAACCCTTTCAATCAAGGTCTTTCCTGCCCCTACAAACGCAAAATTCGTGAAGTCTATCAGCTTAGCGGACTTTGAGAATTTAACCTCACAGCCCATAATCTGCGCCGCGTCACGCACGATTTTATCCCCGGAGATGGTGCCGGAATAGCTGAGGCTTACCGTGTTGTCTCGGCACGATGTAAAACTGTCCACAAACTCTATTGTGGTTTGCTGATCTGCGCCGCTCTGCTCAGTTTCAAAGTACGTCAGCGTTCCGCCCATTATTGTGGGCAGGTCATCCTTGTACCCCGCACTCAGCTCAATCAAACAGTCCTCTTGTTCAAGTAGGCGCAGGGTCTCATCTGCCAAATTCCACAGCGTAATTTTTCCAGTGTTGGAACTTGAGCTGTCACCAACTTCGCAAGAAAATTGGCACCGAAGTGCCCTACCGGTTGACTCATTCGGCTTTCCGAGTTCTCGGCCCGTGGAGTTGTTCTTTCCGATTCGTACTCTGTACTGACGGCCAAATTCTTCCATCACTGCACCCCCATCTGTTCAGCCGGCAGATAGTACAGGTGAGCCACCGCATCAACGAAATCTTGCCTGCCGATGCGTTCCTTGTCTGTTTGAACGCCAAGGATTCCCGGCGGACCGTTCGAGTTGAGATAGTAGAAGTTCCAGATCGCTCCCGGCACGAGCTTTGCCATGCCGATTTTCATCTGCATATCTGCATCGTAGATACTCAGCATCCAAAATTCTCCGTAAGCGTTCCATGTAACCCGGAGGTAGTAGTATGTGCCGTCAAGGTTTACGCGCATCACCGAATCATTGCGATCCGGCACGGAAATCTCGTAGTATTCCATTTGCACACCTCACTTGAAAAGGCCAATGGCTTTTGCGCCAGAACACAAAATGCTGGATTTTGTGGCCTTTTCGTCCTTCTGGGTGCCAGATGTAGACGATGAGCTTTTTTGTCCAGCGCCCGTGTTTTTCTTAGATGTTCCTCCGCGAATGTACTTCACGCTGATATTTGCCATATCGGTGGAGTTGATAGACGCTTGCTTCAGCTTGATGGTCAGCCGGGTACTACTGCCGTCCTCAACCGTTCGAGGGGCGGTAATGCTCGTGATGCACATATTTTCGTAACTGTCGCCAGCCGCGGTAAACGAAACCGGAGTCTTTTTCAGCCACAGCTGACGAAGTTCTTCAACCATCGTCTCAACACGGCTTGACGATGCCGCGTGTTGCTCAGCCCATGTGACAGGGCTATTGGTGATGATAGCTTCGATTTCCAGCTCACGGGGTTTTAAGCAGATGTTGTCCGTGATGGAGTATCCTTCCTCTGTTGCATACTCCGGCACATCACAGGTCATCGTTTCTGACCTTTTGATGATTGCATCGAACTCAAATCCGCCGAGGGATGCAGGTTGCTTTGCCAGCACAGCGCATCACCTCCCGTAATTCAACACTCTCGCCAATTCATCCGTGGACTGCGTTTCCTGCGAACGAACCGTAGTACTCAAACGGTCAGCAGCAGCTCTTTCCGTGACTTGAAATGTGTACTGCTGCTTATTTTCCTGCTTCACGTTTATTGACTTATTGTTGGTGGTCTGGGATGCCAAAGGTGCCGTCATCACGGTCTTGCTTGAGACAGCATTTCCGCCCGATGCAAGTGCTCCAACAGCCGTTCCAATGCCAGAGCCAGAAGAGCCATTATTGCGCTTCTTAGGATTTGGCTTCGTCGTCCCGTCGCCATCCCCATCCCCATCGCCATCATTTCCGTCGAAAAATCCCTTGATTCCGCTCCAAAGATTTTTAGCCCACTGAATTTTCTCTCCGAACCAATTAAAGAATCCTTTCAGCAAATTCCATGCGCCATTCATAGAATCCACCAGCGGATCCCACAATTCACCGAAGACAATTCGCCCTGCATCATTCAGCAAATCAAGGAAATCTTGCCACAGCTCTTTGCAGCCTTGAAGGAACTGCGTCCAATCTCCTGTCTGAAATCCAGTGATAAGACCGCCCAGAAGGTCGAACAAGTGGCCACCCAAGGTAACAATATCCGCTGTCAGGTCAACGCATCCCTGCCAAAGCCATTGTAGAACTGCAAGCACACTATCGCCGTGCTCGTTCCAAAATTGCTTTAGATCGCCAAGGGCATCCTTGCCGAATTGCTTTGCATTAGAGAAGAAATTAGAAATTTTGTCTCGGAGCGCATCGACATCCACGCCAGCATCGCTTAAGAAGCGCCCTAAGACGCTATCCCCGCCCTGCAAGAACGTGAACACATCTTCAAGCACCAAGAACAGCAGAAGCCATTTTGCGGCCGCGAGCGCCGTTTGGACATTAAATCCTTTTAGCAGCTTTACGGCCCCGCTAAGAAACGACAGCACCATGTTCCCGTTCGTCGCGAGAAAAAGCGCCGCCGCTGCAAGCACAATCAGCTTCAGCAGTTGTTCCACGCCGCCCAGCTTATCTGAAACGCTCTTGAGCCACGATGTAAATTTCTGCGCTTTCCCTATCAGAAAATCGCTTCCATCTCGAATCGCTTTTCCGATGCGAGTGGTAATGCCGAATGTGTCGTCCAAATCCGCAATCAGCAGCCCCCACTCATTCCGAACATACTTGAGCGCATCCGTGATGTCAAAGCCCAGTTCATCAAAATTCTTCTGAATCTCGCTTTCAGATACAAAGAAAGCATCTTTCAGTTGCTTGGCCGAAAGTTTTCCGCTCTCTGCCAGCTTTTGAAGCTGGGCCTCCGATACTCCCACTGCGGAAGAGATGGCGTTGACGACCTCCGGGGCCTTTGACTTCAAATTCGCAAAACCAGTTTTGTCCAGCTTTCCAGAGGACATGGCCTCGGTCAAAACGTCCATAGTGCTGTCTATGTTCGCTTCCCGGCCAGCACCCTTTTCGAGCTTTTCAACCAGCGAAACAAATTTCACAGCATCATCAACCGGGAACAGTTTGCCGTTCTGCTGGATCAACTTTGTAACGCTTCCAGCCATTGCGCCATACTCTTCCCGACAGTCTTGCGCACCTTTCAGAATTTTCTGCTGAATTTCCGATTGGTCGCCCAACTCGCGGGTTGCGCCACGAATTGCATCGTTAATGCCACCAAATTCTTCTGCTAGGCTCCTGAGCTGCGCCAGAGAGAATCCTATGCCAAGCACTCCAAGCGTTTTCTTGGCATAATCCTTGATTTCATCTATCGCACTTTTAGCATTTTGTGTGCTCTTTTGGCCCGGCTTAAACTCAGGAAGCTTTTCCGTTTCGCTCCGTGCCTTTTGAGCCTTTTTCTGGATTTCGTCAATGTTGTCATTGACGCTTTTTTTCACTTCATCCGCAACGCCCTGAACGGTTTTTATTCCAGACTTTACACTTTCAACAGTGTTTTTCACCTGCTGGACAGTGCTATGGTCAATGCGAAATCCGATCTGATTGATAAACTTTCCAATCACCATTTCTCTCGCTGCCATCCAATCACTGTCCTTCCCTCTCGGCATATACGGATTTCAGATATTCTATATCACGCTCCATCATCATCAAATCGTACAATTTCAGAGCTTCGTCGAGGTTGTACTCTTCTTTTAATTCGGTCATTGTTGCCACTCGTTCCCGGATGAGCGTATACAGTATCCACTCAAGGCCCGTTACTTGGGTTCGGTCAAGCTCTCCGTATTTTTCAAGCGCATCCCCTTGTGTGCGCTCATGAGGCGTCCAAAGAGGGTGCCGATATCGCCGAAAAAACCGCTAAAATTCTGCTGAATCACTGCGGCACACAGGCCAAGAGCGCCAGCAAAGGCCATGCAGAAGATTTCGTCAAAGTCGTCCTCTGTCATAGGACGCCACTTCGATTCATCTTTATCGAAGAAACTGACATTGCTGTGCTCCAAAAGAAGTTCCGAAATCAACCGAGTCAGCGTCTTTCCGTTGATGTTGCTCAGCGCTGTAACCAGAGACTTCGTATCAAGGTCAACGCCCTCGAAAATATCAAGGTCTGCGCTCTCCTCGTCTCCACTGGACAGTGCCACCGTGCCAATGATGGGAAGAACCACCGCCGCGACATCACCGAAGATGTATGCCGCATTCATAGCACCCAGAGGGCGAATGCGAAACGTATAGTCTCCAACTACCGTTTCCTGCATCTCCATCCGTTTCATTTTCATGTTACATCATCCTTTCTTATTCCGAAGTAAATTCGCCCACGCACCGAATGGTCCACTCCTGATCGCCACCCTTTGCGCCGTATACGATGGGCGCGGGTTTGGACACCCATGCCTTAGATGCCGTAAATTGGGGGTTGTCTCCCAAATCACGAATCATCAGCGGGAAGAAGTAGCCGCCGGAGGACTGTTTTTGCAGGTTGTAGTACTTGCGCAGCACTGCGTTCGTCTTGGAGCCGTACTTGAAGTTCATCTTAACTTCATAGCGGGGGTCGTCGGAGTTAGAGACTACGACCTCACCGTCGGCACCCGCCTCATCGGTGATGCCGTCGCCCTGCTCCGTGATGGTGATGCAGTTATCCGCTGCAAAGCCGCTCGGCATATGGGAGCCGATTGCGCAGATGACATTCTTAAAAGAATAAACGTGAACACTGCCACGAGCCATTTAGCACATCTCCTTTCGCTTAATAATTCAGCGTACCGCTGATTTCCGTTGCGATCAGCGCACCCGCCAACCGTGCCGTCCATTTTACTTTCGGCAACACACGGGTCTTGCGTGTTGCTGCATCCAGCTCCGCGGCCTTCGGTACGGTGATGGTATAGGACGGGGTGACCGTCCCGGTTGTTTCGTCGCTGGAGGGCCGTGCAATGCCGCCAGCTTCCACGCCTGCATCCAGCGCCGCAGTAACGGCATTCTGAACCAGACCGATGCCGGGATCCGTGTAAGGGATTTTGGGCAGAGACAGCATCAGATTGATAACATTCTGCTGAATCTGAGTCTTGAGCCAATCGCGGAAGCGAATCGTATCAATCCACTCACCCGCAGACACCTTGCCGCCCTGCACCATTGCCTGACTGCCGATTGTGGTATAGTACGAGACATTGCGGCTTTCCAAGTTGGCGACGTCCGTGGTGGAAAGGCTCTGTGCCTCGACCATGCTGAGAGACTTATACGCCCACAGTTCGCTACCCGGCTCATACGACAAAAACTTGGCCGCATATGCCGCATTCACGCAGTCGTTTTCTTTCGTTGCGTGAACGACGGCCGTGCGGAACATTGCATCAGAAACAGGCGATGCAGAAATGCCCGTAGTCTCGCAGACACAGAATTTCTCGTTGGATTCTGTCCAGTCTGCGATGCTCTGATAGAAGTCCTCCTTGATGCCCGCCGGGCAGATGCAGTACCACCCCGGCACCGCCTTTGCACGGTCAAGGGTGGCGTCCACCTTTTCCGTCGAACCAGAGGTGGTTTTCTGAACGGCCACCATCACCATGGTAGCTTTGGGCGACTGGGCAAAGACCTTGGATGCGGCGATATAAACCGGGTCGTCCGTCGAGAAGCCGGCACTCTTCAGATCCTGCGTACCGGTATAACCAGCAACATCGGGAGTCATATGACCGCCGGGAGTTCTCGGCAGGGGGCCGATGATAAGGATGGTGTCATAGCCGCCGTCGATTGCCATTGCTTCCGAAATGGCAATATCGACCTTAATGATTTGGTCAATGGTCATGCTCTCACTCCTTTATTCCTTGATTTGTGGTTCAATTTCAACTTCTGTGAAATATCCAGCCTGCATATCTGCAAGCTCTTTCGATGCCGCGCTGTCGTGGTCGGCAATGTACTCACCGTCCTGTGGATGCAGTGCTGCATACTCCTTCGTGTTCTGAACGAAATCCACAGAAAAAGAACAGCGCGCCCGTTCCACACCGGACACGCTGTTATGGATCTGCTCTGGGTTTCCTGTGGCCGTTACCGAAATGTTCAGCAGACGCATTTTATCTTCTGCGTAGGAGCTTTGGAAAAAGCGGATACTCTGGGCAAGGTCATCAACAGCCGTTGACAGAAGAGCCTTTTTTACTCCGCCGCCATGAACCACCTTGCTCTGCGCAACCAGCTCCGCAGAAAACGGCATGCTCATGTACCATGTCTGCTGCAAAATCCCATCATCTACGTATTCGTCAATTTGAGAACTGTCGGCGGCATCAAAGTCAAGCACGACGTAGGGCGCAGGCGGGCGGGCCGCATTGCCGGGGTAAGAGTAAATGACCGTGCAGGCAGGGTAAAGCTCCATGAAAAACTTACGAATCTCGGCCCTGCACTCAGCTTCCGTCATCGTCCCTCTTCCCCCTTTCATTCTCGCCATCGACCGCCTCAAACTCCGAAATCCAGTGCGACAGAATAGTGTTCCCCCAGTAAATCGACGACTTGCAGACGTACCACTTGCCCATGTAGAACAAGCGGTCACCGTCCGTCTGATCGTCAGACTCCGCCGGGTGAAGCTCCGTGTCGCTGTACACCGTCAGCGTTCCCGTGGTCGTCCGGCCCGCCGGGTCATCTTGGTTCCGTCTCGTCTTGGCTTGAACATCCAGCATAAGCTGCACATCCTCATACCCGGCGGACGCCACACCATCTTCCCAGCTGGTTCTTCCGTACCGCCGCACTTTGTAAGACCGTTTGAAGATGTTCATTTTTCCCCTTTCACGAGGCGAAATCCGCACTGCTGTCTCATGGTTCCAGTGTCAATCAAAGGCTTTGTAGAGCCTTTTCCGTCAATATGGACTGGGACAGGTCCATTTTTTCCGTACTCGTTTACCATCCATCCACCCTCAACCGTAACCGGCGCATTAGGCGTCCAATCTTCGTCTCTGATAGCGTCCTGAATCATAGAACTAGCTTGAGCGCCGATTGCACTCGCTACAGTTTCGGCGGTATTGAGGTTCGACGCCGCTTGCTGTGAGAACTCCGCCAATTCATCGGGGTGCTTTTGAAGTGCATCCATGAATGGACGTGCCGGGATCATCACGGAGCCATCCTTATGCAAAGTCCCATAGTGATTCCAATAGGCAATCTCTGCCAGCGAGGTCTCGCCGTCAATCGCTATTTGATCGGCTTGGTATCCGACCTCAACAACGATGTCTTCCAGTTCATCCAGCATTGACAGTGCCGCTCTTCCCTCCGGGGTCAGGTCAAGCCCAAATTCTCCGGCAATAGCCATACATTCACCCTCTTACCGAATCATAATGGGAACGATATGCCTGTTCCGAATCTCGATGAACTGCAACCCATACGATGTAAGCTGATAGGCTGCGTCCCCCGCTGTTCCCGCAGTAGACGTCGCAAAGGAAATGCTTACGCCACCTTCGGATACGCTGGCAAGGCGTCCAGTGTTGGCGATGGTTCCCAGCGAGTTGTCGCCGCTGCCGGCCATCTTCATGGCGTGGCACGTTAAAAGAGCCAGTGCCAAATTATAATCAGCGCCAAACTTCTTTCGGGAAATAACAGGGGCTTGAAGCTCAATCCAGAACTTGATGTCCTCATCGGACGCCCCTTTGAACTCAGCTCCCACCGTCTTCACGATTTTGGTGATTGCCTCTACATCGGCGGCATCCATCAGGACTCATCCTCTGCGGTGTCCTCTGCAATGGCGTCAGGCTCCGCATCGGGATTCTTTGCCTTGCCACGGGTCTTCTTCTCCGCAACTTCCTGCACATAGCCCATGCTGATGTAGAACGCCACTGCATCAGCATAGACAGCCTCGACCTGTGCGGTCTCGCCGGGGAGCAGGGAGACATCGCCAATGCGAATCGGCTTCACGCTGATATTCTTGATTTTCATAAGCAGGCTCCTTTCTTACAGACCGTAGACGAGGCAGGCGGACAGCGGATAAGGAATGACCATTCCGGCGTCGCGGCCCTCACAGTTGATGACGATTTCGAGGTTGCGGTCCTGCGGCGCATGCTGAAGGAATGCCATAGGCACATCATGGTACATCTTATCGGCGTCCTTGGTGTACAGCAGACCGATGTTCTTTCCAGTGGTGTTGTAGTCCTTGTTGCTCTTGGACAGCTCACCAGCGGTCTCCCAGTTCTTAATCTGGGGGGTGTGTTCCTTGATGTAAGACAGCACAGACTCACCAGTACCGTCAATGCGGCGCAGGTTCAGAGCAGTGTACAGGTCATTCGGCATAACCCAACTATCCGGGTGCTCAACGCTCTGGGTCAGAGTGTCGATATAGTTCAGGATGCCGGCAATGTCGGCGGCGATCTCATCGGCAGTCTTGCTTGCCCAGTCAGCCTTACCACCAGCGCCGTTCTGCAGTGTGTAGACAGGGATATTGTTATCCGAAGAAAGGATACCGACGATTTTTGCCTTCTCGTCGCCGCTCCAGATCAGGTGGTTCACCTTGACATCATAGACCCGGCGGGCGGCTTCGGCGCGGACAGCATCCAGAGACTTCATAATGCCCAGAACGGCGTTCCGGCGGCATGCGCGCAGCTCCTGCACGTTGTAACCGTAGCTATCACCGATGTTGACAATTTCGGCACGATGGGGAGTGCCTTTCACATCAACACGGGGCAGGTCCGAAGCGTAGTTCGCGATGATGGCAGCGAAGCCGACAGGCTCATAGGAGTAGTACTCGATGTAGCTTGCACCCTCATCCGTATCGCTTGTCTGGGGGAACAGCTTCAGGCCGGACAGCTCCGGGAACTCCTTGTCGTATGCCTTGGTCTTGATGTGCGCCAGCTGCTTGGCAAAGAAGATACCTGCATTGTCCGCACCATCGTGACGAAGCGAAGCGCCAGGGAACGGGTTCCGATAGGCGCGGTTAATCAGCGAGGCGCACTTCGTCTCCAGAGCGACGCGGTCCTCCTCGCTGTAACCGTTTGCGGGGTCGAAAGGATTGAATTTAGACATAGGTTCCTACCTCCTTAAAGCTGAGTCACGAACTGGGCAGGGGCGATGCCGTTCACGGCCGCGCCGATGAAGCGCGCCTTCACTGCCAGATTGGTTCCCTTGGTCGGGGTAAACTTTCCGGCGTCTGTGCCAGTGGTCACAAGGTACACGGGCTGGCCATAAGCAGGCTCCACCGAATCGACCAGCTGCACCCACAGCTTGCCGGACTGACAAACATCGACGATCTGGTTCTTCCGCAGGAGTACGGCACCATCATCGTCCATCTCGACATTGGCGCTGTACATCACAACGCCCTCGAACTTGTCAGCAGTTGCGTCCGTTGCAGGAAGCGCAATGTCCTTTCCCGGCTCTGCGCCCTGCACGACACCGTATCCGAAGCACAGCGCCTTATCCTCTGCGCTGTTGCGGCGGGTCACGGCTTCATACTCGGCCCGGTCATAGAGGCCACCGGGCATGCCGCGGCTCGGCTCACCGTAATTCATCTGTACAGCCATATTGCTCATAGCTTAGTCCTCCTTTTCGCCAGCGTGACGCTGAATCATGCGGGTACGAGCGGCGTCGGGGTCATTTTTGGCGTTCGCATTGTGGGTCGCCGCATTTGCGGAATCCGCATTGAACACCTGCCGACGCTGATCGTTCACGGTCTTGCGGCCATCGACCTTGCCCTTGGCAATGTCAAAAGCCGCGTTGATGTATGCGTTGCCTTTCCCGTCCAGACGCATACCGGGCAGAACAGTTCTGATGACCTTTTTCTTTGCCTGCATCACAGGCAGTGTGTCCATGCCATCCAGATGCAGTTTGTCGCCCAGACGGCACAGCTCCATGCGCTGGCCAACCTTCTTCTTGACGATGGCGTCGAGACTGTCATGGTTCAGCTGGCCGCTGTCATTGTCAGAGGCGTCGTCCTCATCTTCTGTGGGCGGCTGTTTGGCATCGTCTTCAGCGGCATCCGCACGGGCTTTCTCAGCCTCCAGCATAGACAGCAGGGTGTTGATGTCGGACTTTGCGGGACCATCCTCCATTGCATTCCGGCGGGCCGTAATGTCCGCCAGAACGTCGGGTGTGGTGGCATCATCTTCACCATCGTCTTCAGTCGGCTTGGTGGGGTCACCACCCGCCGCCGGGTCGTTCTCATCGTCAGCAGTTGCACCGCCAGTAGCGGCCAGATATGCCTTGATAGCCGCCTCGATGCCGGCAGGGTCAAGGGACGAAGCCGCAGGGGAAGCTCCCTCGCCATCATCCGCAGTCTGCTTATCGGGTTCCACGGTAGTATCGTCGTCCATGGTGGTGCAGGTCTTCTTGTTCTCGTCATCCATAGGGTCAGTACCTCCATTGTCTTGGCCGTCCATGTTCAGTCTTGCATCATCTCCGGCGCGGGCGACGGCAACCAGCGCAAGATGATTCACGCGGATGTGGGTCTGGATTGCATCGTAAGGCTCCCCCTCCCACTCTCCAGGTTCCATGATAAGATCCTGATAATATCCAACGGACAGCTCGCGCAGGCCCGACGCCTTTACAGCATCGGGGTCGTCAATGACGATTTTGGCACGGACGGTCTCGCCGTCCTGCTGTCCGGGAGTCAGGATTGTTCCAACTCTCTCCCGGCGGGCATTGTTCTTGTCTATCGCCTGCGCATCGTGGGTAATGATGATGGGCTTTCCCTCATAGCTTGCAAGGCTCGCCGGGTCAAACACATCTTCCGGCCTTCGCAGTTCTCGACGTTCCGAACCATCTTCCAGCTTGTACTTGAAGATGCCCGTGCGGGTCAGGATGGGGTTATCATAAAAATATCCCTCGGTGCTGTAATGCTCATCGACAGGCACGCTGTCAGCACGCATTTCGCTCCGAAGGACTTGCGGCGGATTTTTCTGATTCATTGTTTCTTCTCCTTAAAGGCTTGAGAATTGAGCCTATTAAAGTCAAAAACGGGTTTTGCAACACAGCGGCACTGGTAATCCTCGCCGGGGTTGCAGTGTCTCCCGGTGTAGATTTTCCCTCGCTTCGTCATGTACCACATTGCTGGCGGGTCATCATAACGAAACGTCTTACCATCAAGTTCACGATGGCACGCGCGCACACGTTCGTCGCCGGACGAACGCCAGATGTACTCCTTTACCCCGGCGGACTCCTGCCGAGTCCGGGTCAGATCTGCGCTCAATGTACCAATCTGGTCGCGGGCTAAAAGGTTCGCTTTCGATTTGGTCACATCGAAGCGTCGCTGTATCTCATTTGAAATTGCGGCGGGTGTTCGGCCCTTTGTAAAGCCGTCAATAATGATTTTCTCCATATCATCAAAGCAATCGCTCTCGATGCTGGTTATGAAAGAAACATTTTGCTCCGCCCACCTTGAAAGCATCTGCTCATACCGCTCACCAATGAAGAAGTCCTTGCTGATGTCGATGCCGAGTGTGGCCCGGACACTGCGTTGCCATTCTTGGAGCTGGCGGCGGTCTGTATAATCCGCACAGCGGCGGACATCACGTTCCAGCGGGTCGGTTTTCAGCCGCCGACTGAGCCGATCACGCATAATGCGGAACCTGTTCTGGATGCGGTGCACCATGTCGCTGTACCCATCTTTTCTGATGCTTTCAGAAGCCGTATCCATTTCATCCGCAGCGATGGCCAGTATCTCAGGCATTGAATCGCGCACCACAGCTTGAAGCTCTTTTAAGCGCCTGTTCTCAATGGCCCGCATCTTACTTTCTGCCCATTGCGGGTATTCCGGCTCGACCTTTGATTTTCTTGTCGTAGAAGCCCGACTGTATCTGCCGGGGCCGTTGTTTTTCACTGGCATAAACACCTCTTTATCTTTCCGGGAATCTTCCCTCTGCCGGCATCAAAAAAGGCCCTGCATCGTTGAAGATACAGGACCTTTACGTTCATGGCATGCAGCACTTGAATGGGTTTGACCTTTTGCTTACAGCGCGCATCCGTCCAAGGCGAAGCGGAAGGAACGCGGCATATGGCTCCGCGCTGGCTCAGTCATGGAACAGGCCAGAACACTTCGCAGCGGTCTGTTGGGAGCGGGGTCGGCGCTTCCTCATGCCATCGAGGTGCCGATTACGGTGTACGGCGGGTGGAGCTGGGGATGGGATTTGAACCCACGACCTGAAGATTACAAATCAACTGCTCTGTCCAACTGAGCTACACCAGCATAAGTCGAGGGTACCGGACTCGAACCGGTGGTCTGGGAGTCAAAGGCCCATGCCTTATCCAACTTGGCCAACCCTCGATATGGAGCAGTCAACGGGGCTCGAACCCGCGGCATCCTGCTTGGAGGGCAGGCGCTCTACCAACTGAGCTATGACTGCAAACAAAAAGAGCCTCCGCAAAGGACGCTCTCGCGTCACCTGCAAAGGCTCTCAACGCCGTTATTGTTAATCAAACACCTTTTTGCCTGCGGCAAATTTCTTTTTTGCTTCGTTCAGGCTGATGCGGTTATACCCGCCGCGATAATCGGGATCTGCGCGCTGTACGCCGTCATTTACCCAACCGCACACGGGGCATTCCTCAAAATCATCGTTCTCTTCAAAGTGATGCTGCCCACACAGCGGGCAAATGGTTTCGTCATTCATCGTTTTCTATTCCCTCAGCCTCAAGTCGGCGTCTATAATACTCTTCCCCATCATCGGGCTTGAACATCGTTCTTACGCCTTTCTCCGGGGAGCCTTTCGCAAAGTCATTTTTCTTTGAATCGTATCGGCATATAAGGCCATCTTTTGTCTTATAGCCCTTGATGCCGTTCCCACAGGGGCTTTCCAGAAGTTGAACCGCCCGCTTTTCGTATTGCTCCTTTGTCGTAATGCCATCGGGAGCGTACTCGGCGGCGTGGGTTCTTCCGTTTTGCCAGTGGTTATTCAGCTTCTGCTTGTTTGGAAACCCTTTCACTTTGAAAGCGTTTGCGCCTTTTGCCGAAACTGCGTTAGAATTTATTTTAGCATGACTTTGGGAATCATTCAAGTCTTTTGACGATTTTTCCTTGCCCAATTCATCTTTTGACGTTGTGTTCCCCATGCTGGAGAACTTCCCATCCTCATCGCGCTTGTGCTTGCTTGGATCGAAGTCGTCCAGCGTCAGGCCCAGTTGTTCAAGATATTCTTCCACGCTCCTGCGGAATGGGTCGAACACCAGCCCGCCGGGGACCTCTTGGGCAAGAATCTGTTCTGGGGTGAACCATGTGGCGGTGAACATCTCTTCCTGATCGCACACCGGGATTCCCGCATAGTCGTTGACGCGGTATATCTGCACAGGGAGGATTTCTTCTGGTTTTCCTTTACAGTTACCAAGATAGGTAATATTTCCAACGTCAATTCCAAACTCTTCTTTGGCTTCCCGGCGGAAGGCCACCCCCGGCGTTTCTTTCGGCTCGATATGCCCGCCGGGGCCACACCAGCCTTGGCCATCAGAGCGGCGCCCGCAGAGGATCTTGCCGTCCTGCACGACAAAACCCGCCACATAGCCGCAGTCTCCTTCATCGGTAACAAAACCGCTGGCATCCGCGGCATTCTGTTGCTGGCTATCAGCGGCTTCCTGCTGGGTATCGGCTCCGCCAAGTCCCCAGTCTTGGTGAATGTCCGCTTCCGTGAGAATGTTCTCTGGGTCAAACTGTTCGTCGCGAACCATCGCGCGGCGAACTTCTTCAGCTTCGACAATTCCATTTGTGACGTATGTGCCAGCGGTCTGTGCTCTGGTGAGCTGTGCCGCAGCAGCAGCTTGGTCTTGTGCTGCCTTTTCATCGTCAGACGGGCTCCACGCGCTCTTGTAGGTCACGGTGTATTCAGGGATTTCCTTGACTTCCCTGTTCCAAACCATACCACGAAGAATCAGCTCGACGAGGGTACGGGTGTTATCGCGGAGGTCGCCGTTTTGGAGGCCTCCGACGAATTCCTTGTAATTTTCAAGGTCACTCTCTCCGGTGGCATTCTCGCCCGCCGGGGAACGCCCAAAAAGCCGCGTCTGTGGGATATGAGATACAGCAGACAACATCGCACAGGCATTGTCCAGAATGTCCTTAACGCCAGCAACAGACAGGGATTGAACGCCCACATCCTCGCCGTCGGCATCAATAATGACCATGTTCAGCAGATTACGGGCAAGGTCAAGCATTTCCATACGCTGAAGAACCGTATCCTCGCCGTCTGCCGTGGAAAGCACACCAGCAAGATTCTTCATCTTGTAGGTCACCATCGACAGCCGTTCCAACAGGCGGATAGAATAGCCGGGGCCTATGCTGGCATTTCTCAGCTCTTCACGAATGCGCAGATACTCCGGGATGCCCCATGTGCGGTAGAGATTAGCCATAGTGGAGCTTTCCGGGATGTCCGAGTTATGGAAAACAAGGCATCTGGACGAATGCACAACATAGTTGCCGTACACGCTGTTGACTTGGTAGTACTCCGGGATGCCAGTGCCGCCCCGGCGGTAATCCTCATCGTCCGGGTTGTTCTCATATCCATTGACCCAAAGAGGATACATTTCGTTGCGGCCATATACCAACAACTCTTCGACGCCGTGCACGTCACGCCAGTTCAAAGGATTCTGCAGGAGCCGCCCGTCGTCAACCAGCATCACCACAGCAGCGCCACCAAAGAGCCGCGCCCAGCGCAAAGCCTTGGCAAATTTGCTCTGGTATCGGATGGTCTGCAAGTGGTTGTCGATCTGCTTCTGCAAGTCTTTGTCCTTGATGCCGAGGTCGATGCCGTTCTTGGTTGCGTCGTCCGCCGGGGCATCAATAATGGTTGAGAACAACCCGTTTCCTGCATAGAGATCGGCCAGCTCCGTATCGCTTACCGCAGAGCCAGACGCCCACTGGTAGTACTCCGTGCTGTCGTGCTGGGTGCCGTACTTGTTCAGCACATTGTAGTAACCGTCAAGGCGCAGCTGTGTTTTGATTTTTCCGGGAATAACTTTTTTCACGCTTTCTCCTTTCCGGTTATGTTAAATCAGACTGCGGACATCAAAAATTCCGCCCTCGTATAATGCCAGCGCAACTGCATCAGCCCGGTCCGGGCTGGTCAGGCCGCGCTTCTTTAGCGACTCCTTGCTTTCAAGTTTCAGCTTGGAGGGCGCGCCGCTGAAGATGTACTTGCGGGTCGTGAGCTGACCTATCAAGGTCGCGTCATCCGGCAAATGCAGGAGACCAGACGCCGCCATGTCGCGCAGGACAGCCCACATCCATGTTGAAATATCGGCATATCTCCCGGCGGCTTCCTTGTCAGGAACAGCAGACGAGAAATTGACAGGAACAACCATGAGTTTGTTCAGCTTCTGCCGAATCTTCTCCCTGTTGAGAATATCCGTCACTCCGCCGCCCACACCCGTATCGTCAATAATCGCATAGATCAGACCGCGATATTGCGGATGCGCTGTGCGCAGGGCCTTGTACATTTCGATAATGTCATCGGCTGTTGCGTACAGGTCTTGACCGTGGCGCGTGACCAGCTTTTGAATGTCCCCGTCAATGTTCTTCGCAATGGCGGTGTCGTCGTTGCCGAAGCGGGCCACATCGCACCCAATAGAAATTCTGGCCGGAATGCTGTGCTCAAGCGGTTCAGTATTGACCGCTTTTGTGGCAAGCGCCATCGGAATAAAGACGTCGTCCTCATTTTCCGGGAACTCGCCGTCAACACGGACGCGGACCACATTGCTGTTCTTGCCGAACTTTCGCTCCAAGTCAGCGATATTTTGCTTATTCGTGCGGGGGCTGTCCCTGCTGGACACCTTCATGCAGTAGTAGGACTGGGCATCCACGGTGTGCGAATCGTGGAATGTGCCAGTGTTCTGCGTTGGGTTTCCGCACATCAGTAAGCGGTTGTTATCGCCGGACAATGTGCCCTGTATGGCCTCCATGATGGGGTCAGCAACGCCAGATGCCTCGTCCACCACGAAAAGCATATTGTCTTCGTGGAAGCCCTGCATATTCTCTGGCTTAGTGGCTGTACGGGCCACGGCGAACCAGCGTTTCTCATGTCCTTTCATGTAGACGCGGGTCTTTGTCCATACAAGCATGGCCTGCAAGACAGGACTGCGCTCCTGCCACTTGGCAATCTCAGCCCAGAGCACATCGTTCAACTGCTGGCGGGTCGGTGCCGTGCACACGACGCGAGGATACGGGAAGCAAGCCAAGAACCAGAGCACCAAGTTTGCTTCAAAAGCTGTTTTTCCAACGCCCTGTCCTGAGCGGATGGAAACTTTGCGGTGCTGTGCAATGGCCGTAGCCGCTTCTTTTTGCCATTTATCCGGCTTGAAGCGTGTAACCTCTTTGAAGAACAAGCAGGGGTCTTTGCGGTACAGCGGGAGCCGTTTGGCGAAGACTTCACGTTGTCTCAGCGCCATCGTCCTCACCCTCCACTTCTGCATCCGCCGCCTCGACTGCCGCCACCCAGTCGTCTACCAGCTCATTCTTGCCGCTGTTGCTCAGTCTGCGCAGGTCGGCAAGCTGTTGTATCACCTTCGACTTCTGGCGCTGTACATCGGTCAATAGCCGCTCTAAGCGCTCCACGATAAGGTAGCTCGATTCGGTGGTGGTTGATGTCTCAACGCTGGTGCCAGGGAGACGTTCTTCCTTTTGCACCTTTGCATCTATCCGCTCAATGTAAACTTCCTTGTCATGGGCCTCTTTTTCCTTATCCTCATCCAGCCGGGTAAAAGACCTGCTGGATTTTGATGTATGCACCGACTGGACGTGCTGCTTCTTTTCCTGAGCTGCCGTGATGCGCTGGAGCAGGAACGCTTCGCGGGCAGTCAGCAGTTGAAGCTCCTGTATCAACAGATCCTCCGCGTCCACGTCTTTCGTGCAGTCCTGTATAGCTTTCTGGTTTTCTTCGGAAAATGCACCAAACATCACAGCTGACCAGCCGCCATGCTTTAGCGCATTCTGATTTCCCGGCGGTGCCCCGCCATGATTGCCAACAGCGTTGACGTTCCCTTTCGGCGCGCCGCCGCGATTCGGCCTCTTCTCAGGCTGAGCCGCCGGGTCTTGCTGGGCGCATTTTGAAGATGCACCCTTTGGGTGCGACGAGGTGCGCTTCTTGGGTGCACCCTTTTGTGCATCCCAATACCGCTTTTTCCAAGACTTGACCGTGTTCAGCGATACACCCAGCTTCTTTGAGATTTCGGTGCATCCCATCCCTTTCTTATAAAGGGTGAACGCCTTGTCTCGCGTTTCCATCTACATCGCCACCACTATCCTTCTTCATTTTCTGTCCCGGTGTCGGGCCGGGCCGTTGTGTTGTTCCAAAGAAAAAGCGCCAGCTCTTTGCAGAGCCAGCGCCGCGCCCCCTCTTACACGATTCTTGCAAGAGCGGTTTTAGAAATCACCATGTTGCCGAGTTCCACGGCCAAGAAAGTGCCAACGAACAGCCCTGCGGCCGTCAGCAGGAACGGCGCTCCCACCATTGCGTACAGCTCCACCCCGATGAACAGAGCCACGGACAAAGAGAGGATAACAGCTTTCCACAAAATCCCCAGCTTTTTCCACGGCCCCCAAACAACAAGGAGATACGCTGCTCCCTCGGCCATCAGGCCAAAAGCCACATCGACAGGTCCAAACGGGCTGGTTGCGTTTGCGATTGCGATTCCCAGCAGAACCGCCGGGGCATATCTCTTGTCTTTGAACGGGAGCGCACAGAGCATATTTGCAACCCGGAATTGGATTGCGCCCCACGACAGGGGGTTCAAGGTGGTCAATGCCACATACAGTGCCGCGACAACGGCGGTCTGGCAAAGAGCACGAGTATTTTTCATCTTGCGCCCCTCCCTTATACCGTTACCGTTACATGGCCGTGCACACCGTCGGTCACATCCGACTCGACCTCGACCCAGTAGGGATGAATCTCCCCCGTGAGCCACTGCTTCAACTTGCAGGCGGCGTCCTCAATGACAAGGCTCTTGCCATCCAGCTGCTCACGAATGAACTTGTCGATTTCGCAGTAGTCCGGGATCCACTTCTTCGGAGTGATAGTCACGGTGAAGTTGTTCGTGTAGTCTGCCTTTCCGATAGGGCAAAAGCATCTGCACTTCTGGGTGTACTTGATTTTCGACACCCCATACTCATTCTTGAACTTAGGCATTTTCCTCTCCTTTCGGCTTCTGGACGATGAACAACAGCTCTTTCGCCTCACGCGGGAATGGGATAGCCATAAACGCTGTGAGAAATGCAGACGGGACATAGGACTTCATGCGTTCATAGAAATCCTTGAGCGCCGACGGCTGTTTGGAATAGAACTCGTCCATTTCGCGGACGCTGGTGACCAAACCGACCTCCTGCACAATACTGAATCCGATTTCGGTCAGCTTGGCTTTCAGTTCATCGTAGCCCCACTCATAGACATGAGCGCGGTACTGGGTCTGATACCCATTGCCTGGGGTGTTCGGACAGGAGAGAAACATCTTTGCACCCGGCTTCATCACCTTGTAGCATTCTACAAGGCTTTTTGCGCCGTCCGTAGGGTGCATATGCTCGATGGCGGAGGTGTAAATCACGAAGTCGGCAAAGCCCGCCGGGATGACCTTAGACATCTCTGCGACGTTGCCCAGCTTCCAGCCCACCCGGAACGGGTAGTAGGAGGCCAAATCCTTGGGTTCGAGGTTCTTTGCAGTTGCGCCGCGCATCGCTTCCTTGATGTTCGCCTTGCTGATGTCCACTCCAGTGTAGGATGCAATGTCCTTTGCGTAGTAGCGCAGCAGCGGGAGCATCAGAGAGCGCCCACAGCACACATCCAGCACGTTCATCCCCTTTTTCGCCATATGGGCGGCGGCGAGGTGCTGGATATAGTTCATAACGTCCAGATTTGTGAAAAATCCGTCTCTGAACTGCATATAAAAATTCCGCATCTGGTAGGTGGTGCAGAGAATCTTTTCCCTGTCCATGCCATCCTCGACGCGGTAGACGATTTCTTTATCCACGCCATTTTCCTTTCGTATCAAGGTATTTCTGGTACTTTATCCACTCTCTCAACGAGTACTCCCGGCGGCGGCGATAGTCTGCGCCGATCATCCCCTTGGGCGGTCTGACCACGACCATCTCTGTGCCATTGAAGTATGACAGCCCTCCGAAATTGACCTGTGTGGTCCATGTCGTGCTGTCCACGCTGTAAAAGCCGAAACTCACTGCATCCTTTTTGGTGTACCCCAGACCATGCACCCGCACCCCGCAAGAATTTGCATACTGCACCAAACGACGGATATAGCCGTACTCGCTGGGCTGTATGTGCTTGATTGCGAAGCCGCCGATGCCGATATAGGGATAATCCCTACACAGGCGCTTGAACTCGTCCAGACCACGGGAGCGGTGCCAGACCGGAATGCTTTGCTTTCCTGTCTCTGCTTCAAGACGCGCTCTCATGCGTTTTACAGCGTCATAGCCTACGATGGAATCCACATCCAGCTCGAAGAAATGCTGCACGTCGTTGCGGTTGATAAAGTCGATGTATCGACTCAGGTAGCCATCCCAATCTACTGGCTTTGAAGAGGCTTCTATGCCGTGCATAAAAGTAAACGCCCCGCTGTCGAGCAGGAACATTTTCCATTTTGGAATCTCTTCGATTTGCCAGGGCCGAATGTAAAAGAAACTCTCCAGAACGTATTCCGGGCGGTACTCTTTTACAATCTTCTCGGCTGGGAATGTACCCGCCAGACACAACCTCATGTCTCAAACCATTCTCCGCAGTGCGGGCATTGGATGAGCTTAGAGCCGCTCTGCTGCGGCACAGCGGGCTGAGAAGATTCCGGTTGGGTAGATTGCTGGGTCTCGGTGCTCTGCCCTGCATTGGCCGCTTTGAGCGGCTGTTGGACAGGTTCCGTAAAGAATTCCTCGAAGTCGGCATCCTCCACTTCCCGAAGAAGCCCATCAAGTTCCACTTCGCTGAAACCCGTGTCCGTCAAATCGACATCCAGAGCTTTCAGCGCGTCCATTTCGGCGCGGAGAACATCATCATTCCACGAAGAAGCCTCGGCCACCTTGTTGTCTGCAATGCGGTATGCGCGGATTTGCTCATCCGTCAGGTCATCGACCCGAATACACGGCACTTCGTCCATGCCAAGCCGTTTTGCGGCCTCATAGCGGGTGTGTCCTGCGATGATGGTTCCTTTTCCGTCAATGAGGATGGGGACACGGAAGCCAAACCGCTTGATGCTCTGCGCAACAGGCTCAATGGCCGCTTCGTTGTTCCGGGGATTGTTCTCATAGGGATGGATCTGCGAAATATCCTGATACACTACTTGCTGATTCATTTTTTCTCCCTTCTTTGCTATCCCGCTGGCGTTGCGGGTCAAATTGGGGAGCGGCGGTTTTCTGCCTCCTTTCCGGGCATAAAAATACCCGCTCGGTGGCGAAACCGGGCGGGCAATGCGCTATGATTAGAATTTTACGGTATTATTCTACCACATTTTTCATGCCGTGTAAATGACATGATTTTGACATCGGCCTACTCCATGTCCAAGGCATCAATGCCGAACATGAGCGCCGAGATTTTTTCAACGGCCGCATCGTGGTCTCGGTATGCCTGACGGGTGCTCACGCCCTCCAGCGCCGCAAGCTGCTCAATGGACTTGGCCTCGTCGTCAATGTACATTGCTTTGATGATGCGGTAGCCGCGCTTATGGGCCTCATTCTTGCTCTGTTCGCAGTACGTCTCGTACAGGGCCAGCATTGAATCAATATGACGAACCATGATTTTTGTACGGCGGCAGGAGTTGCGGATCGATTCGACCGTAATCGCGTTATTGCGCTGAAGCATCATATCAAGCAGTTCCAGCGCAGTTTCTTCTTCCTTGCCGTCATGGTCACCCGTTTCGTCCGTATAGACCGCGCCCGTGCAGTGCTTCTTGAACATTCGATAGTTTTTCAGCAACAGCTTCGTGTTTCGAAGTCGGCGGTCACAGCGGCCTGCGGCTTTGCGGGTCTGTTCTGCGATAACTTCCTTGGCGCCCTCACGAGCGGCCTTTCTTGCGGTTTCCTGAATAACGGCCATCATTTCTTCCGGGATAGTCATTTTGCGCACCCTCCTGTTCTATCGTTGCCAAAATACATCAATTTAGGTATAATAGACTTGCTCTATCGGGGGATTGCGCAAGCGATCCTCTTTTTTATTACTCAGATAGATTTCATCCTGCGGGTCACCTCGCTCTGACTCAAAACCGCCAGCGGCACACGCTTGATGCCCCGCTCTGCCGCCATCTTAGCCGATACGGCCTCCATCGCCCGCAGCATATCCGCACTCTGGGTCTCTGCGAAGCCACCGGGCAGGATATGATTCTTGCTTTCCCGCATATCGTTGACTTTGAGTTCTTCCTGCAAAGCCTGTTCCGAACAGCGGCGAAGCAGCTCCATTGCGTAGGCTTCACCGTCCTGCTCTACCCATCCGATGTACTGCCGGTAATTATCCAGCGTTTCCCGCTTCAGGCGGGCAAGCCGTTCCTTACCGAAACCGAAGGTCAGGTGCGTTGTCGCCGCCATAACCAACCATGCAATTTCTGCACCCTCATTCTGGGCCATGCGAAGCTGTTCTTCCTTGCGGTTGCGCGGGGCCTTGGTCTGCGGAAGCCGGACCTCAAAATCACAGATGCCCTTCAAGTCCTCCCGCATAGCATCCGTTGCGCTTTTGCGGTTCTCGGTCAGGATTTTTGTTTTGTACCGCTGCTGAAACTCGTGCATTTCATTACAGGCCCGCTCTAGGCGCGTAGCTCCAATGCCCTCTTCCTGGTGCATGGCCACTACCATACACCAAGTGAAGATCTGCGCCGTCTTATCCCGTTCATCGGCCCGCTGCTGGCGAATGTTCTTCATCTGTTTTGCCATCTCCAATCTTTGCATCCGAAAATTTTTGCCAGGATTTTCTTGTGCTTACTGCAATCCCAGTAGTTCTTGCACCACCGACACTGACCATTGCACAGGAACGACAGATGCGCTTTCATGTACCCTCCTTTTTTCTTCCGGCCGATTTTCCGGCCATTTGATTTACGGCCCAAGACCATCCAGCCATAGGCAGCGCGGCCACGATCAGGATGATAGATGCCACCGCCGTCACCGTCTGGTCTGAAAGAACTTCACGAATCAGATTCATTTTTTGCTCCCTTTCCGCACGCCGATTGGAGCACTTTCCTTTCCGTCCGCCGATTGAAGTACTTAACCGGGGAAACTCCGCGTTCATCACAGTCTTTGTTGTTGAAACTGACGATGGCACCGCAAGTTCTCTTATTGGTGCACCGAATACATTTCACGCCCGTACCACTCATAACCTCATAGGTAGATGCGCCGCAGAACGGGCATTCCTTGCTCTTAGGCTCGATGTGTGCTTTCATTTGCTCTTGCCCCCTTACAACACCCCATGTAATAATCCGTAGGCTCCCAGTCAGAAAGAACAATTTCACCAATTTTGTCGCACCAGCTGTCGCCCTCTCCAATGTACATACAGTTCGGGCAAGTGTCGGGATTGCACCGCTTCTGTGGTTGGCCTTTTCGGTTATAATGATGTCTCTTAGTCATCAGGATCCTCCCCTGCGCACCGGCTTCTTACCATTCCCGGCAAACTTGTCAGGCCGTTCGTCGCTCATTCCGCGGGCCAGCACCAGCGCTCGCTGGTCATTCGGCATCTGGTAGACACAGCCAGTCGAAATGTGTATATACAGGTCATTCAGCACAGCACGGGCAATTTCTGCGGTTTCATACTGTCCCAGCCGATACACCGCACCGCCGCCCGTAGGAACAGCCTTGATTTCGTGCTCAGGACTCACATACACGCTGGTGCACTGGGCAATGTTCGTGATGGAGTCCCATTTTTTGTTCATGACGTACATTCTGCATCCTCCACATAGCACCAGCTTTGGGGTGCCCTCTTGACTTTGAGCGGTTCAAAACAACATCCTGTCTGTAACAGCCGCGTGTATGTTTCCAGCGGTCTCGGCTGGTCATAAATCTTCAATTCTGAAATATGCCACGCCCAGCCTTGACCGTGCAGATATTCCCAAATCTGGTCTCTGTCCATGCACGCCTGCTGCTCAAAATCATCCGGTGTATGATTCAGCGGGGCAACTTCATAGATTTTGTCGCAGACAAATTCGCCAACAACCATCTGCGTTTTTCCGCGAACGCTGTCCGGCAGTAACTTATCGAACTTTACGAATACAGGCTTTCCATGATGGATTTCGCCATCCATCGTTTCTTCCCCGTCTTTGAAAATAGTGATAAGCTGTTGCGGTGCTTTTGTGCAGTAGATGTACACCTTGAACGGTTTTCCTTTTTCATAAAGGTGCTTCGGATAATTTTTCCGAACCTCCATAGTTTTCTTACCTCGCAAGATGAGGTCACACCATTCCGGCCGGATACTCAGCAGAACAGCTTTACCCTGGACCATAATAATCAAACCCCCATACATCGTGATAATACTCTGCGCTACGAACTTCTTCGCCGCTACCAATAGAAGGAAGAACCCCCAGCATGGAAAGGTCATTCCAGCGCTGCCTGTATATGCACCTTTGGCACTCCCTATTTAGGGTGATGGGGTGGTTGTGGAACGGGACAAGGTCAGTTTCGCAAACCTCTTCCGTGGTCGCCCCACAAGAAGGACATATCCAGATAATTTTTGCCATAGTCGGTCTCACACTTCCCAGTCTTCAGGACAGCCCAAAACGCATTCACCATCCCCGTTATCGCTGGTCGGCCTGTCAAAGCAGCAGCCCTCGCACCCACCTGTGCGTGATTTACAATGGTTCCTTATGGCAATCGCCATATCAACAGGATCCATCAATAAAGCGTTGGGTGCTTTCTCGTCGGTGCCTACCTTGCGCAGAATCTCGCAGGTTTCTTTCATGCCCTGCCGATTTTTGCAATGAATGACCACATCGTAGGTGTCATCGTACAGCTCGAATTCGCCATCATCATTGCGTATAAGTAAGATTTCTTTACTCACTGCGTACCTCCCCGTCGTCTAAACAGCCTTTGAGCTGTTCGAGCTTTTCGAGCACGATCCTGTCTCTTATACACATCTCCGAGCCCACGAGACGGACTCCTATCTCG